GGTACCGGCGGGCGCGGGGTTTGGGTAGGTTTACATATTTTAAAGAGGTTTTTGACCTATGGCCCCTAAGCGCCGGCTGGTCTCGATGCGCGAGTACGCCCGGCGCCGCGGCGTGACCACGGAGGCGGTTTCCAAGGCCGTCAAGACGGGGAGAATCTCGCTCGTCGGCAAAAAGGTCGACGTTGCGGCCGCTGACCGGGACTGGGCAGCCAATACGCAGCCCGGGCAGATGGCGGCCAAGAAGACCCGCAAGGCACCCACGAAGGCATCGAAGCGTAGGCGGGGGTCACTCGATACCCAGGCACCGGAGGTCAATAACTACGCGGTCGCACGTGCTCGTCGCGAGGATTACCTGGCACGCCAGGCGCAGGCGGATTTCGAGGAGCGTTCCGGGCTCCTGGTCAATGCGAACGAGATGAAGGCCGCCTGGGCGAAGCTCATCACCGAAGCGAAGACGCGGCTGCTGTCGGTCCCGATCAAATGCAAATCGCGACTGCCGGCGCTCTCAGCCCTCGATGTATCGATCATCGAGAACCTGATCCGCGATGAGCTCGAGGAGTTGGTCAATGCCAACGGTTGAGTCCGTGATGGCGGAGTTGCGCCAGGCGTTTCGGCCGCCGCGGCGCATGCTCTTGTCCGAGTGGGCCCGCGAGAACGCGTATCTCTCGTCGGAGTCGAGCGCGGAGGCCGGCCGCTGGCAAGTCATTCCGTACCAGACCGGCATCATGGATGCGTTCGTCGATCCGGCGATCGAGCAGATCACGGTGATGAAATCCGCGCGCGTCGGCTTCACCAAGATCATCAACAACGCGATCGGCTACCACATCCACCACGATCCCTGTCCGATGATGGTCGTGCAACCAACCGTCGAGGATGCGGAGGGCTACAGCAAGGAGGAGATCGCGCCGATGTTTCGGGATACGCCGGTGCTGCGCGGCCTCGTCGAATCCTCCAAGACCAAAGACAGTAGCAACACGATTTTGCAGAAATCCTTCCCCGGCGGCACGTTGAGTTTTGTAGGCGCGAACAGCGGCCGCGGCTTCCGGCGCGTCTCGCGACGTATTGTTTTTTTTGATGAGGTGGATGGCTATCCGATCAGCATTGGCGCGGAGGGCGATCCGATCAAGTTGGGCATTCGCCGCACCGAGTATTACTGGAATCGCAAGATCGTCGCGGGCTCCACGCCCACGATCAAGGATCTCTCCAAGATCGAGAGCCTGTATCAGCAAAGTGATCAGCGGCGTCACTTCGTGCCGTGCCCGCATTGCGGGGAATTTCAGTATTTGAAATTTGGCGGGCGCGAGAAACCCTTTGGATTGAAGTGGCCGGAAGGCAAACCATTGGAGGCGTTCTACGTGTGCGAGAACGGCTGTCGCATCGAGCACACCGAGAAGCGCGCAATGATCGAGGGCGGCGAGTGGCGGGCGACGGCGGTCGGCGCGCCGCGGCATGCCGGCTTTCACATTTGGGCCGGTTACAGTTACAGCCCCAATGCTACCTGGGGAAACATTGCCTCCGAGTTCTTAGCCTCCGTCCGCGACACCGAGGCCTTGAAGACCTTCGTCAATACCGTGCTCGGCGAGACCTGGGAGGAAAAAAGTGATGCGTTCGATGCGAGCAATCTCAAAACCCGGCTCGAGGAATATCCTGCAGAAGTCCCTCATGGCGTAGGTCTCCTGGTGGGCGCGGTCGACGTCCAGGGCGACCGGTTAGAGTGGGTCGTCAAGGGCTATGGCGACAAGGAAGAATCCTGGCTGATTGCGAGCGGTCAGGTGTATGGGGATCCGGCGAAGGAGGCGACCTGGCTCGACCTCGACAAGGACCTCAAAACCGTTTACACGCACGAGAGCGGCCGCAGGATGCCGATGCGCGCGATCGCGGTCGACTCCGGCGGCCTGCATACCGATCACGTCTACAAGTTCTGTAAGCCGCGCGAGGATCGCACCATCGACGGCCTCTCGCAGCACGTCTACGCGATCAAGGGCGTGGGCGGCTCCGGGCGCGAGATGATTTCGAAGCCGACCAAAAACAACCGCTATAAGTGCAAGCTCTGGCCCTTAGGCGTCGACACGATCAAGGACACCATTTTCGCGCGCCTGCACTTGGCGACCCCGGGGCCAGGCTATATCCATTTGCCCAGCTGGGCGGACGAGGAGTACCTCGAGCAGTTGACCGCGGAGAAGGCGGTGAAGCGCTACAAGAAGGGCGTAGGCACGGTGCGCGAATACATCAAGATTCGCGAGCGCAATGAGGCCTTGGACCTCGAGGTGTATGCGCTGGCCGCGCTCCTATCGCTCGGCCGCGCGGCGGTGCAGCGCCTGGGCGCCTATGCGACCGAGATGTCGGTACCGCTGCAAGTCGGGCCACCGAAGCCGCCGGCGCCGGTCGCTGCGAATCCTCTGGTCCCGCCGCCGCGGCCGAGCTCGCACCTCAAGGGATATGGGAAGGGCTGGGTGAACTCGTGGAAGAAGTGACCGCCGTCACCTCTGCCACTTCCAGCGCCGCGAACACTGGCTCGAATTGAGCAGCGAGATCGAAGGGCGAGAGGGCCCGTGCCTTCGCTTCGGCCTCGGCCGCCGAGTCAGCCTCCACTTCGATTTCGTAGCCCGCTGTCGTCGTGATTTCGACCCGGTATTTCATGGCGCGCGCTCGCCATATACATATAGCATGATCTCCTCCTCGCGTTTCATGAATTGGCCGACCTTGGTCGTCACGTCGGCCGCCATTTTTCCGATGGTCTCGAAGATGATTGCCTCAACGTCGACGCCAGCGGCGATCATGCGGCGTAGGAACCTTTTGGCGTTGAGACTGCGCCGAGTTGCGCGCCTGGCGCGATATTCGGCTGATCGGACGCGTTGACGTTTCACGGCGCGGGCTCCTCAACTGGCGCGGTCACGATCGAATAGCCCGGGTGATCGTGGACAAACAGTTCGAGCGCCTGGATCAGGGTCGCACCCATGGGGACGTATAGACCGGTCAATGGGCTGAGCGTGCCATCGGACGCGCGGACCCTCAGGTGGGCGAGTTCACTCTCCGCGATCGGCTGTCCCGTTACTTCGAATTTCATGGCGGTGCCAACCTACACCATGTGACCGGACCCGGGCTACACCCGGGCCCGTATCGGCGGCCTACCTCGCGGCCGAGGCACCGGCTGCCGCCGGCTTAGCCTTGCTTGCCGCCGCATCGACACCGGCGTCGCCCGGCTTCAACTGCTGCCCGGCTTTGCCCGTCACGCGCTTGCCGTCCAAGTCGATGAGCTCGACCTCCTCGACCTTTTGCCACATCTTCTCGGGCGGCGGGTCCCCAACTTGGCCGGTCGGTGGCGAGTCGGCCTGGATCAAAACGCGGGTGGCTGTGCCGGTTGCCGGATCGAGTTGCACAACCGTGCCTACAAATTCCGTCCCTTTATCGCGGACGCGGTCTCCGATGTTCATGTGAATTTCCCCCAATGAGTGGATTGACGCGGCAAGAATCTACGCCGTGCGAGGGCGCGGCACTGTAGGAGAAAAGCGTGATCTGTTGATAACTTTGTGCATAAGTACGCGATTGTTGTGTATAAGTTTGTTGATAAGTCTGTGCATAAGTCGCATAGTCCCGATCCATCATGTCATTGCCCGAGCCCGTGATCCCGACCAGTTGGCCGAAATTCATCACGGCAGGGACGACTTTCAAGGTAGATCGCAGCTTTTCGCGCTATGGCGGCGCTCCCAATTGGTCGTTGTCAGTCCTTTTCGCGGGACCGCATACCGCGAATTTTGTCTCGCCGGCGCAAATCACGGTGGACGCGAACGTCTTCCATGTCGTGCTCGCGCCCGCCGATACGCAACCCCTAAACCCTGGCGGCGGGGCATCACTCGCCTATACGCTGGTCGAGCGGCTGACGGGTACCAATGGCGAAGTCTGGGATGTCTCCGTCGACAAGATCATGGTCTCGCCCAACATCGCCTCGGCGACCGCCGGCGACTACCTGACGCCTGAGGAGAAGATCCTCACCCAGCTGCAGGCGGCGCTCACCGCGCGGATCGCCGGCGGCGCGGTCGAGAGCTATTCGATTGCCGGCCGCTCGATCACCAAGGTCTCGACCCACGAGCTTCGGGAGATGATCGGCTCGTACAAATGGATCGTGTACCGCCAACGCAATCCCGGGCGCATCGGGATCCCCGGCACCTTCTCGTTTCCAGGCTCGACCACCAGCGCGCCCTTTCCGCATGCGCGCTTCTGGCGGGGCGACTAGGTGGCGCAGATCGCGCAAGGTAAATGGTTCAAGGCGGACGCCGCCACCCGCGCCTATGGCTGTATCGCGACCTTCGAGTGCCCCGAGTGCCAGTACATCCGCTCGATCCATGCCCAACTGAACTCGATTGACGCCAAGGGCATCGTAACGCCCCGATTCGGCGCTTGCCGCTGCGGCTTCGATGATGCGATTCAATTGGTGGGCTGGTCGCCGTGAAGAAACCGGGAATCTTCAAGCGGATGGCGCGCGCCGGGATCCGAGCGCTCTCCCGCGTCGCCGGCGGCAAATCAAGATCGATCTTCAAGGGCGCTGAGCTCTCGCGGCTGTGGTGGGACTGGGTCGCCTCGCCGATCTCGGCCGACTCGGAAATGTTCAATGACTTTTTGCGCCTGCGCGCCCGCGCGCGCGAGATGCGGCGCAATCACCCGCTGATCCGCAAGTACCTAAAGCTGCTCGCGACCAACGTCATCGGCCCGAACGGTTTCAAATTGCGAGCCCGCGTCAAGAATAACGACGGGGAGCTGAATTCAGCGATCAACAAAAAGATCGAATCGGCCTGGTTCAAATGGTCGAAAAACTGCTTTGTCGACGGTCAGCATACGTTGACCTCGGGATCGCAATCGCTCATCCAGTCCCTCGCGACCGACGGCGAATTTTGCGTGCGCAAGATCCGCAACTTCAAAGGGAATCTGTTTCGCTTTGCGCTGCAGGTCATCGATCCCGATCTCTTGGATCACACGTTCTTTCGCGCGCCCAACCGCGGCGAGAACGAGATTCGCTTAGGGGTTGAGATCGACGCCTACGGCCGACCGGTCGCGTACTGGTTCTGGGATCGGCATCCGACCGACCTCATCAACATCTCGGCGCGCAAGCGCATCCGGGTTCCCGCGGATGAGATCATCCATTTCTTCCGGCCCGAGCGCTCGATGCAATCGCGCGGCACGACCTGGTTCAATTCGGTGATGATGCCGGCCAAGATGCTCGACGGCTATGTCGAAGCCGAAGTCGTCGCGGCACGCATCGGCTCATCCAAAATGGGCTTTTTCCAGATGAAGGACGCGGCCGACAGCGAGCCGCCCTTGTCCGATGGCACCAACCCGCGCGCCAAAATCGAGATGGAGGCCTCCCCGGGTACCTTCGAAGAACTGCCGCCCGGGTACGAATTCAAGGAATGGAACCCGGAGCACCCCTCGACCGCGTTCCCGAACTTCTTGAAAGCCATCCAGCGCTGGATCGCGGCAGGTCTAGGCGTCGGGTACAACGGCCTCGCGAGCGACTTGGAGGGCGTCAACTACTCGAGCATCCGCGCCGACATGCTGATCGAGCGCGATGAATGGCGCTCACTGCAGGCGCTGTGGATCCCGAAGTTCCTCGAGAACATCTATGCGGAGTGGATCGACTTCGCGCAGCTCTCGAATCAACTCGTGCTCGACAGCCGCCCTGCCGAAGCCTTTCTCGACGTCCATTTCGTGCCACGCGGCTGGGAGTGGGTTGACCCGCTCAAAGACGTCAACGCCTCGGTCGCCGAGATCGACAATGGCCTTAATTCCCGGCAGCGCGTCTGCGCCGAATCCGGGAACGATTTCGAGCAGATCGCCGAGGAGCTCGCCGAAGAGCAGGAGATCATCGAGGAGCTTGGCCTGGAGCTCTCGGGCCTAGGCGTCGGCGGCGGCGCGGTCGCGGCCGACACCAGCAAAGACGCCGAGGAAGAGGACGCCGCCAATGCGGCCGGATCCTCCGGCAGTTCCGCGAGCGGCCGCGGCGCCCGCAGCATGCGCGTTCGCCAGGCACGCAACGCCCGCGCACTGCGCAATCGCGAGCGGCTGCGGCTCGTCTCCTCAACCTACCTACGCGAGGGCTGATTCATGGATCCCAAAGACAAGACGCCGACCGCGCTCCCGATGCAGCGGGTCGACTTCGTCGCGGTTATTACTCGACGCTCCAGGACGTCGGAGGCGCTCGCGGCCGCAGCCGCCAGAGCAGCTGCCCGCGCTACTCGCGCCGCCGGCGACGACCCGAACGACGACGAAGAGGGCGACGATGAGCTCTACGATATTGAGCTTTCGAGCGACACGCCGATCGACCGGGGCTGGTACACCGAGACGCTCGACCATTCGTCAGACGCCGTCAATCTGGACCGCGGCGCCACCGGAATCAATTTGCTGTGGAACCATGACAGTTCGCAGCCGATCGGCCGCGTCAGCGGATTGAGGACGAAAGGCGGCAAGCTCGCCGGTACCGCAAAATTTTATTCCCATGCGAGCGCGCAGGAAAAGCGTTCGATGGTCGATGAAGGCCTGCGCGAGGTCTCGGTCGGCTACTCCGTGCAGAGCTACGAGTACACGCCCGGATCCGCGGATGCCGGCGATGCCTATCGCGCATCCCGCTGGACACCGCTCGAGGCCTCGCTCGCGCCGGTACCGGCTGACAACTCCGTCGGCATCAGCTCACAGCGCGGCGCCGGCGACACGCAATTTCCCGTTTTGGTCAGATCAATCAACGCCGCTTCCGCGGTATCACTGGAGGTTAGACAAATGGACCCGACCGCAACCGCGGCAGCCGATGCGGCCGCTCAAGCTAAAGCAAAACTCCCGACCGAGATCGCTCGGATGGCCAGCCGATACGGCATGGCTGACAAAACGACCGAATGGCTCGAGGCCGGTCACTCGCTCGATAAGGTGCGCGAGATCATCTTGGAAGCGCGCGGCACGGACCCCGCGACCGTCACCAACCCCTCGACCAACAACGGGATTGATCTGCCGGTCAAAGACCAGCGCAGCTACTCGTACGCGCGCGCGATCTCCGCGGCCGCCGATCAAGCCGAGGGCAAGCGCGCGACCAAGTGCCTCGAGATTGAGATCTCTGAGACGCTCGAGCGCACCATGCCGAATTCCTATAAGCGCCACGGCGGCGTGTTCGTGCCGATGTCCCTGCGCAACTCCGGGATCAAGGAATACGAGGGCGGCACGCGCGGCATTTCGCCGGCGACGCGAAACCTGCTGGTCGAAGCCACGCGCTCGGGTGTGATCGACTCGGCCACCGTGAATGCGCTCAAAGAAGTCGTGTTCACCGAGTACGGCGGCGAGCTGATCGAGATCCTGCGTAACATGGCCCTCGTCGTGGCGATGGGCGCGCGCGTGCTCACCGGCCTGTCCTCACCGATCACCTTCCCGCGTCAATTGACGGACGCCATCGCGAGTTGGCTTGCGGAGAACCCCGGTGCACCGGGCGTTTCGGGCAGCAATCCGACGACCGATCTCGTCACGCTGTCGCCGCATACGTTGATGGCAAGCTCCGCTTACAGCCGGCAGCTCCTCATCCAGGCATCGATCGATGTCGAGGCCTTCGTCCGATCCTCGATCGCCGCGGCGCATGCGCTGGCGTATGACCTGGCGGCGATTCACGGTACCGGGCAGAACAACCAGCCCTTGGGTATCTACAATCAGCCCGGCGTCGGCACGGTCGACTTCACCTTCTCGAGCGGCTACGGCCTCACCGGCAACAAGATCAGCTATGCGGGCTGCATCCAAATGGAAGTCTTGGTTGCCAATGCGAACGCGCTCTTGGGCACCTTGGGGTACATGACGACCCCGGGCATCGCCGGGGATGCGAAAAATACCTTGAAGTTCCCCGGCGCGGCCGTGGCTCAAGGAGCCCCCTTGTGGGACGGGCAGCTGCAGCAAGGCGAGATGAACGGCTACACCGCGCGCGCGACCAACCAGGTCGCGAAGACCATGGGTGCCGCCGGCGCTCCCACCGGGGGCTCCTTCCACGGCCTGATCTATGGCAACTGGGCGGACACGCTCATTGGCCAGTTCGGCGGCGCCATGGAAATGATCGTCGATCCGTACAGCTTGAAGAAGCAGGGGCTGATCGAGGTGACGAGTTTCCAGATGGCGGACGTTGCCATTCGTCACCCCGGGTCGTACGCGGTCGCCACTGGCTTGAACGCCTAAGCTCACCGTGCCGCGCTTCATTCCGCCGTCCGTGTACGTCTTGGTCCTGGAGGGCTTCATCGCCCGTCCAGGCCAGGCCGCGCGGCCGGGCGACATTATCGAAGTTCCGACTCACGTCGCCAACACGGTGATTGCGATGGGCAAAGCGCGGCTCCCAACCCCCGAGGATCAAAAGGCTCCGCCACACGAGCCGAAAAATCGCGATCCCGTTCCGACTCATCGAGACCCCGTTCCTACCAGGAGAAAACGCTAATGGGCCTTCAATACACCGACGCGCTGGTGCGCGCGACCGTTGCAACTTTAATCACCGCGACCACGGAGACAGTGACTTTCACGAGCTTGACGGGCGTCTTGCCGGCCGGCGTGAAAGGCGATGCCGCTGTGCTCGTCAACATGGACGGCGACACCGCCGGTACCGGATCAACGGCATCACTCCAGGTGCAGAGCTCGCCGCACGGCGCGGCGACCTGGACCAATGTCGGCGCCGCGGTCCCCGCTGCGATCACCGGCACGGCGTTCCGCGGGCTGATCCCGTTTGATTCGGGCGCGGTCACCGGCGCCGATATCCGCGTCGTCGCGACCATTGCCGCGGGCTCCGGATCGACGCCGAGCTACAAGACCTCGCTCGCGCTGCTCTCCTGGGTCCCGTAAGCCGCGATGCTGACGGGCTTCTACGGTGACGCCGATATTCCGTTCCTCTTGGGAGCGGATTTCGGCGTTGCCGTAAGACTCGCCGGCATGAGCGTCGATATCCCCGGGATCCCCGACTATGTCGGCAAGGATGTGCTGCTCTCCAGCGGCGTCAGCGGCATCAGCGCGACCGATATCGTAGTGAGCGTGCAGACCAGCATTCTTCCCAAACCCTTACGCAATCGGACGGCGCTCACCGTCGATGGTGTCTCGATGCGGTTGCGCGACTCGCTGCAGTTGGGCGACGGCGCGGTGACCCACCTCGTCTGCGAGGTCCCATGACGGACAGCGTTCGCAAGCAAATCGTCGATGCGGCGATCGCGCTCATCAACGCGAGCCCGCCGTATGTCACGCCGCTCGCCGATGACGCGCGCCAGCAGTCGTACACACCGGCCGAGCTGCCGTCGATCGTGCTGTTTGAAATTCGCGAGGACGGGCAATCGGAGAAGGAAGGGCGCTGGAGCTACTTCGTCAAGCGCGCCTTCACGCTGCGCGTCGAGATCCGCGTGGGATCCGACACGCCGCGCTCCGTCATCGATCCCTTGTATGTGTGGATCGGCCAGCGGCTCGGACAGCAAACGTTCGGCGCCTTGGCGGAGGACTGCTACGAGACGCTGCTCGAGTGGCAGTACGCCGACGCCGATCAACCCTACACCCTGTTGCAGATTGATTTTCGCATCGAGTACTCGACGCTCAAGAACGATCCCTCGAAAACCCAATGATTTTTTCGGCGCTTAACTGGAGGATTTTTTCATGACTGCAATCGTAGGACCGTACAACCAGGCGCCGAATCCGGCGAACGTCTCGCTCGGCCGCGGGATGGTCTATATCGACAATTTCGACGCCAACGGCAATCGCACCGGGCAACAGGCGGTCGGCAACGTCACGGCGTTCGACACCGAGAACAAGGTCGAGATCAAGGAGAAGTACGAGTCGATGGATAAGGCGAGTTCGCTGTATGCGCGCGGCGTCACCCGCGAGACCGTCACTTTGAAGATCACCGGCGATGAGTACACGCTCGACAACCTCGCGCGCGCGCTGCTCGGCACCGTGACCCAGATCACCGGCGCCGGCGCGACCGTCACGGCGGAGACCATCACGCCGACGCCGGGCGTGCTGCTCGGCCGCTACTACGATCTTGCCAATCGCAACGTCACGGCCTTGACCGACATCAAGCAGGGTGCGACCACGCTGGTCCTCGGCACCGACTACACCGCCGATCTCGCGCGCGGCCGGATTTATATCCTGCCGACCTCGGTCACCGTCACGCCGGCCACGGCGGTCACCGCCGACTACACGTATGGCGCCTACACCTACAACGCGATCAACGTCGCGAACCAGGGCACGGTCGATGCCTACGTGCGCTTCATCGGCGACCCCGTGAAGGGGCCGAAATTCGAGGCCGAGTACTGGCACGCGTCGTTCACGCCCACGGGCACGCTCGGGTTTATCCAGGACGATTTCGGCAACTGGACGCTCGAGGGGCTGGTGATTGCGGATCCGATCGGTCATCCGACGGTACCCATCGGCCGCATCATTCAAATCGCCTAACCCCGTGTTGACACTGGGCGGCCGCGAGTTCGATGTCATCGCGAGCTCGACGATTGAGTGGGATGTCACGCTCTTAAATCTCGTGCAGGGCTGCGGCCTCGCGGACGTGACCATGTACGCCGGCGAGACCGCCGAGGGCATGGCGCACCGCGTGTTCCGTTCCCTGATGAGCTCGCCCGCGGTGTTCGAGATCTTGGGCTGCGTGCTCATCCCGGCGGGCACGGACCCCTTGGAGTGGCGGCCGCCGCTGATGCACGAACAGGCGGAGTTCATTCGCCGTCTGCATCTTCCGGCGGACAAGGCGGCGATCAACTCGCACATCAAGAACATCGTCGCGGGTTTTTTTTTGCAAGGAATCGTCTCCGTGCGGACTTTGCCGAATGCTTCGAACGCCCTCAACGGCGCCGCACCGCCCTCAAGCCCCAGCCCGCCGGCGAGCTCGACCGAGTCCTCGGAGAATGGGGAATAATGGTGCGCGAGCTCGCCGACTACCGCGTCGAAGGGTTCGCGGCCGTGATGCGCTGGCCGATGCGCGAGGCGTTGATCTGCTACCGCGCGAAGATGATGCAGTCCGCGCGCGAGGCCTACCGGCACGAGCTTGCCGTGTGGGCTTCGATCGCGCCGCACTCGGGTAAAAAGAGCGAGCCGCCGCAGCCGCCGCCGATCTTGCGGGAGATCGCGCTCGATGGCTAATCAGGCCGACGTCCGGGTCCGACTCTCGGCCGAGGGCCAGGCCGAGGTCATTGCGGCATTCCAGAAGGTCGCAAGCGAGGGCAAGAAAGCGGGCCACGAGGCCGAGGGGGCAATGAAGGGCCTCAATGAGCAGCTCAAGGAAGTCGGCAAGATTCTCACCGGCGGTCTCGGAATCATCCTGATCGCGGAGAAGTTCAAGGAGTTTTTCGAGTCGACGCTCGAGGGTGCCGAGGCGCTCGACCGGCTGTCGAAGCAAACGGGGATCTCGACGGCCGCGATCCAGGCATACCGGCAGGCCGCGCGCGACACCGGCATCGACCAGGAGACGGTCAATAGCGCGCTCGCGAAGTTCACCGTCAGCGTGGGCAAGGCGGGCGTCGGCTCCAGGCAATCCGCCGCGGCACTCTCGGACCTCGGTATATCCGTTAGGGATTTCTCGAAGCTGAATCCCGATCAGCAGCTGGCCCTGGTCGCGCAAAAGCTTGCCGCGATACCGGATCCCGCGCGCCGCGCACGTGATGAAGTCGCGCTGTTCGGCAAGGCCGGCGTCTCGCTCGATCAGACGCTGATCAAGGTCGGTACCGAAGGCCTCGATCCCTTCGTGAAACATCTCAAGGATCTCGGCGTGTTTCTCGACAGCGAATCGGTCGAATCGATCAAGCACGCGGACGGGGGGTTTAAGGGGCTCAACGATACGATCAAGGGCGTCGCGACGCAGTTCCTCACGGGGCTCTTGCCCGGCATGGCGACCGCGGCGGACGAGCTCGCGAAGGCGACCACCGGCGGCAGCAATGGCATGCACGAGCTGGGGAATATAACCGGGATTGTTCTAAAGGGGATCCTGCTCGCTTTCGAGGTCGTCGGCAAAGGGATCGGCGCGACGATTGCGGCCGGCATCGAGAATATCAAAGGCCTGGCGCAAGCGACCGGCGAAGCGCTGACCGGACAATTCACCAAAGCCGGTCAGACCCTGGTCGGTTCGTACCGCGAGCAAATCAATATCTTCAAGGGATTCACCGCGGACATTGCGGGCTCGGCGCATGCGCTATTCGATGCGGGTCCAGAGAAACCCAAGCCGGACGCTGCGCCCGGCGGGGGCGGCGGCGCCGAGGGCGCGCAGGCCGCGGCGCTCGCGAAGGCTCGTCTGGCATTGCTCGAGGCGCGGCTCGACAACGAACTGAAGCTCTATAACGCGCATGCCGTTCTGGTCAAAGAAGCCGATCGCCAAGCCTATGAGGACGGCCAGATCTCGCTGACCGAGTACTACGCCCGGCGCGCGGCGCTCATCAGCAGCCAGGCCGACAAGGAGCTCGGCATCTTGCGGGCCAAACGCGCGGCCGTCGCCTCGACCGCGGTCGACGTCAATGATCCGGTGGGCGAGATCAATCAGAAACGCGAGCTCGAAAAACTCGATGCCGACATTCATGTCGAGGAGCTCAAGCGCACCGCGGAGCTCGTCGCCAACACGAACGAGGCCTCGAACGCGCAACGCAAGCTGTACGAGGACACGCTGAAGGCCGAGGAGCGCCTCCTCACCATCGCCGGCAAGAAGACCGAGGCCGCGCGTCTAAAGCTCGCGCTCGATATCGCCGATCTCGATGCCCAATTGCGCAAGGCTGGCGTGAGTGATTCGGATCGGGCCGGGGCGGTGGCGAAGGTCGCGGGCGAGGGCAACGCGGCGATCGACTATACCGCCGCAGCCACCAAAGCGAAGGCGGATCTATCCGAGCTCACCACGCTCACCAAGTCCTACCAGGACCGGGTGCGTAGTGGCGAACTCTTCTCGATCGACGCGGCACAGAAAATCGTCCAGGAGCAACAGAAACTCTTGCCGGTGTTGCAGGCCGACGCCGAGGCCATGCTGAGGCTCGCCGAGGCCAGCGGCAAAGCGGAGGATATCGCCGCCGCGAAGGCCTACAAGGAACAAGTCGATCAGATCGCGGCCAGCGCCAATACCTTGGGCCAAGCCGTCGCGCAGCAAAAACAGGGCTTTGAGAACGCGGTTGGCAGCGGCATCAATACCTTCTTGACCGACGCGACCTCGGGTACGAAATCGCTCAAGCAATCCTTCACCGACATGGCGCGCTCGATCGTCTCTGATATTTTGAAAATGGAAATTCAAGCCCTCGAAGCGCAGGCGCTCAAATCGCTGTTTGGCGCGGGCTTCTCGGGTGGCGGGGCAGTGGGCGGTGCGGGTGCCGGCGCTGCGACGGTCGCGGCCGCGGAGGGCGGTCACATCCGCGGGCCCGGTACCTCGACCTCGGACTCGATTCCGGCGCGCCTCTCCGATGGCGAGTTCGTGGTCAACGCCAAGACGACCGCGCAGCCCGGCATCCTGCCGCTCCTGACCGCGCTCAACGCCGGCTCCCTCAAAGGTATCAACGGACCGACGCAGGTCCCCAAGTTCGCCGCCGGCGGCCAGGTGGGAGGCGGATCTGCCGCCCCGGTGATCAAGCTCGTCAACGTCATGGATCCGACCGCGCTCGGCGATCACCTGGCGACGACCGCCGGCGAGCGATCGGTGTTGAACATCATTTCGCGCAACGGCCAGCGCGTGAGGAACTCCCTGTGAGCGCTGCCACCGGTACCGCGACCGATTACCTCGATCTCCTCTCGAAGCTGCGGACGTTCTTGACCACCGACGCGACGCTGGTGTCGCTCTCACAGAATTGGACCGAGCTTAAGACCAATTCGACGCCGTACTCGCACACCGATAACGCGCAGGTCAATACAGTCACGTTCGAAAGCTATCTGCGCGCGCCCGGCCTCTCGACCACCGAGCAGATCTACGTGAACCTGCAGGCCTTCACCAACGCGGGCACCGGGATTTTCAACTGGCGACTGCGCGGCGCGGTCGGCTTCATCACCGGCAACGATTGGTTTCACCAGCCGGGCGCCTCCCCGGACGCCTTCGTCTATCTGTGGAACGCGAGCATTCCCTATTGGTTCATCGCGAACGGCCAGCGCGTGATTGTTATCGCGCAGGTGTCGACGGGCTATGAATGGCTCTACTTGGGTAAATTTCTGCCCGATGGCACGCCGGGGCAGTATCCCTATCCG